TATGAAGACATTGTTGTGCGAGATACTTCTGTAAGATGGATGGATTTTAAAAGGTAGATTAAATGGGACTTATAACAACACTAAAAAGGTGGTTTAACATGATATTCAAAAAACAAGCCGAAGAGGACTTCAACATCCAGGCAGCAGAATTTCCAGAGATGGAATCGTTGATTAATAAATGTGCAAACATATATCGAGGCGTTCCATACTGGTTAGATGATAACAATAACATCAAGACGATTAATTTTGCAAAATCTGTCTGCTCAGAGACAGCACGGCTCGCAACACTGGCGATCGGTATTCAGATAGATGGTTCTGCAAGGGCGACATGGCTACAGGAGCAGATAGATAAAGTATATTTCCAGATCCGGCACTGGGTAGAATACGGATGTGCTTACGGAACAGTGTTCATTAAGCCAAACGGCGAGAGCCTCGACGTATTTACTCCGGCAGATGTGATGATTGTTGATTACGATAATCAGGAAATCAAAGGGATTATATTTAAGGATTCTTATACTGTTGGTAGAAAATACTACACAAGGCTCGAATATCACAGGTTTGTTGAGACAACAGTGGACGGAGTGACAACCTATCCGTACTATGTTTCCAACAGAGCCTATGTATCAAAATCTCCTCAGTCAATCGGCGACAGAATCGACCTTAAACAGACCAAATGGGCTGACCTTATGGCAGATACGCCGCCGATACTCAAGGCAAACGGTGAGAAGCTAGACGGAGCTTTGTACGGAGTGCTGCGGACACCACAAGCGAACAATGTAGATATCAGTACACCACTTGGCTTACCGATATTTGCAGAAGCCATTGAAGAGTTAAAAGACCTCGATATTGCATACAGCAGGAACGCCGGAGAGATTTTTGATTCGCAGAAGATTGTCTTGGCAGATGATAGACTGCTGATGCCAAGCGGTACACCTGTAGCAGCCATGTCACCGCAGGGTATGGAGAACAGACGTAATGAGATGAAATTACCGCACTTTGTCAAGAATGTATTCGGGCAGGATGAAAAAGAGTTCTATCAGGAAATCAATCCGATTCTCAACACAGATACCCGTATAAGCGGCATAAACGCCATTTTAAGCCAGTTAGGGTACAAGATTGGATTCTCCAACGGATACTTTGTTTTTAACGAATCTAGCGGCATACAGACGGCTACAGGAGTAGAAGCAGAACAGCAGAGGACAGTGCAGTTCGTCAAAGACGTTCGAGATAAACTGGAATCCTGTCTGGATGAAGTTATTTACGCATTGAACGTTTACGCTGACCTGTACGGACTTGCACCGGTTGGGGCTTATGAAGTCAATTATGATTTCGGAGACATTCTGTATGTGCGTGAAAATGACCGTGCAAGATGGTGGCAGTATGTGACCACTGGCAAAGTTCCGGCATGGTTGTATTTCGTGAAATTCGAGGGAATGACCGAGGAAGAAGCTAAGGCAATGGTTGAAGAAGCACAGCCAAAAGAACCGACTTTGTTCGGTGATGAGGAATAATTATGCTTAGTCCAGAGTATTTGCGCAGAATAACAGAAGGCAGTGAACAGATTGCCGAAGAATTACACCAGTATATTATATCTGAGATTGTATCTCGAATAATGGCAAGAATCGGCAGAGGAGAGAAGTATATACTAACCAATGCCGATGCTTGGAGAATTCGGACATTACAGGAATCCGGTGAGCTACTAGAGGACATTCTGGCAGAATTATCCAAATACACCAAACGTGAACAGCAGGAACTCCTTGAAGCGTTTGAAGATGCCGGAATCACTGCTCTCGATTATGATGATAAGATATACAAGGCGGCAGGATTAAGCCCTGTACCGCTCGAACAGTCGCCAGCTATGATAAGACTCATGGAGCGAAATATGCTTGCAACCATGGGCGAGTGGAAGAACTTCACGAGAACAACTGCAAGTGCTGCTCAGGCGTTGTATATCAACCAGTGTGACCTTGCATACAATCATGTGATGACTGGGGCAGTTGGCTATACGCAAGCCATCAAAGAGGCGGTTAATAACGTTGTGAGTGATGGTGTTACTGTCACATATCAATCTGGCAGAAAAGACACGATTGAAACAGCAGTAGCACGTTCTGTTAGAACTGGTGTGGCTCAGGCTACGGGAGATATATCCCTAAAACGCATGGAAGAAATGGACTGGGATTTAGTTCTGGTCAGTGCTCACATGGGAGCCAGAACAGGTGACGGCGGTGAGAATCCGGGAAATCACGCATGGTGGCAAGGAAAGATATACTCTCGTTCTGGCAAGAGCAAGAAATTTCCACCGTTCTCATTGACTGGATATGGAACAGCAAGCGGACTGTCAGGAATCAACTGTCGGCATAGCTTTGGGGCAAGTGATGGGGAATTTAATCCCTATGCAGAACTATCGGCACAGGATAAAGTCGACAAAGGCAAACAGTACGAAAAGGAGCAGAGACAACGTGCTTATGAGCGAAGAATCCGCAAGACAAAACGCGAAGTCCTTGGACTGCAAGCAGGAGTTGACAATGCACCGAATGAAAAGGCGAAATTTGCCCTCCAACAAGACCTTGACCGGAAGTCTTATCTTTTGCAGAAACAAAATGCTGCATACAAAGAGTACTGCAAAGACAATGATCTAAGAGAGCTGCAAGACCGGCTCATGATCGCTAAGTGGAATCGCCAGAATGCCGCAAAAGCCAGAGGAGCGGCAAAACGATATAAGACAGCAAAGGGGATTGACTGATGGATAGATGGGAATATTACAATCCGAATCCTGTTAAGGATAAGAGAACAGGAGATTGCGTTGTCCGAGCAATATGCAAAGCAACTGGATCCGACTGGGAAACGGTATTCGCCGGATTGATGATACAGGCATGTGCTCTGTCAGATATGCCGAGTGCAAATTATGTCTGGGGAGCGTATCTCTACAAGCATGGATACAGACGCAAACTGATTGAACAATCAGAGCGATATATCTATACAGTCAATGATTTTTGCGCAGATCATCAGACAGGCACATACATTCTATGCATAGATGGTCATGTGGTGACGGTACAGAACGGCAAATATTACGATACATGGGATAGTGGTAATGAGATCCCGGTATACTACTGGGAAAAGGAGAGCAAATGAGCATATCAGAATTTGTACAAGTATTCCTCTCAATTTGCGGAGGAGTGTCTATTGTCGGAGGAGCGGTGGCCGTAATTCTTAAGTGGATTACTCCGGCATTTCGACTCAACAAGCGAGTTGAAACACTGGAAGAACATGATAAGCGTGACTTTGAGAGTCTTCAGAGGATCGCGGAGCGTGATTCATTGATTCTGGAAGTACTATCAACCATGTTGGATAGTCAGATCAGTGGGAATAATGTTGAGGAATTAAAAAAAACAAAGCAGAAGCTCACGGAGTATCTTGCACAGAATCAACGTTAGCATTGATAAGGGGTATGCTCATGAAATTATATGTGTTCACGAAAAAAGATATAGACAGGTTCTTGATAGAGTGTAATTTCACACCAGACGAAGAAAGACTGTTTCGGTTGAGATGCAAGGAATATACGCTTGAATACTGCGCTGAACAGATGAACGTGAGTATATCAACAGCAAAGCGGTTAAGCCGGAGGGTAAATAATAAAATAATCAAAGTGTGCTGATACTTTTTGGATACTAATTAGAGCCAGAAACGACCTGTTTCCGGTTCTTTTTTTATGTAAAAATATAATCAGAAAGGCGGTGTATAAGATGGCACTATATAACAATCCTTATCAATATAGTTTTGGCGTTCCGGGGCAGATGAACCAGTTCCAGCAACAGCCTATCCAGATGCCAACCCAACCAGTACAGCAACCACAGCAGAATAATAGCGGTATCCTGTGGGTATCCGGCGAAGTCGGCGCAAAATCCTATCTGGTAGCACCTGGGACAAGCGTTTTACTAATGGACAGTGAAAGCGAAAAGTTCTACATAAAATCTACAGACGTTTCTGGTATGCCACAACCATTACGGACGTTTGAGTATCATGAAATAGGCACTCAGATGCCACCTAAGCAACCTGTTCAAAACATGGACAATAAATACGTCACCAGACAGGAATATGACGATTTAAAGGGTAAATACGAAGCTATTATAAACCGATTAAATTCATTTTCTGAACCTGTTAGGGCTAATACCGTGCAAGAATCAGCAATCAAGGGAGGAAATGCAGATGAGTAATCCATTATTCAACACCCTCGGTGGTGGGATGCCGCAGGGAAACGGACCAATGCAGATGATACAGCAGTTTATGCAGTTTAAGCAGAATTTTAAAGGAGATCCGAAAGCAGAAGTTGAGAAAATGCTACAGTCTGGAAGGATTTCACAGCAACAGCTTAATCAGGTTCAGCAGATGGCAGGGCAGTTCCAGCACATGCTGAAAGGAATGAAATAGTACATTACAATCTGGCCAGATTGATGTAAATACACAAAAAGGAGATTATAACTATGGATGGAAATTTAACAGCATCAGACGTTGCTCTTTTGACCGGGAACAACAGAAATGATGGAATGTTTGGTGGAGATGGTGCATGGTGGCTTATCGTGCTTTTCTTGTTCGCATTCTGCGGATGGGAAAACAATGGCTGGGGCAATAACGGCAACGGCGGTGGATATGCAGCCACGGCGGCTACTCAGGCAGATATTCAGAGGGGATTTGACAATTCTGCAGTAATCAGCAAGCTTGACGGAATCAACAACGGTATCTGTGATGGATTCTACGCAGTAAACAACGGTATGCTTACCGGATTTAATGGAATCAACACCAACATCATGCAGACTGGTTTCGGTATCCAGCAGGCTATTAACGCTGACACTGTAGCAAATATGCAGAATACCAATGCACTCCAGGCGCAGCTTGCAAACTGCTGCTGCGAAACCAGAGAAGCAATCCAGGGCATAAACTACAACATGGCACAGAATACCTGTGCATTGCAGAACACCATGAACAGTAACACAAGAGACATTATCGACAGCCAGAACGCCGGAACAAGGGCAATCCTTGATTATCTGTGCAACGAGAAGATATCCAATCTCCAGGCTGAAAATAACGACCTCAGACGTGCCGCTTCTCAGGATCGCCAGAGTGCGCTTCTCACAACTGCAATGGCTTCTCAGACACAGCAGCTCATTAATGCGATTAATCCAGCACCGATTCCGGCATATCAGGTTCCTAATCCGAACACATATTACGGATGCGGATGCAACACCGGATGTAATTGTTAACAACTTCATATCGAGAGTATCTTTCGATTGATTCGGATGTCGGCTTATGCCGTATTACACAGAGGGGCAGGCTGAGACCTGTCCTTTTGTGATATGAAAGGAGTAAAATTATGGCAGAATTTACAAATGTAGCTGCTCAGACTGTAGCAGCAAATGGAAACGTAGTATTTTCAAACACAGCAGTCAAAGGTTCTAACTGCATTCAACACAGGGAGGGAAGTGGAATCATCACCCTGAGAGGACTGACTAATCAGTGCAAAGCTAGATTCTTCGTGGATTTCTCTGGCAATATCGCAATTCCAACAGGTGGTACTGTCGGGGCTATCTCTCTGGCTATTGCAATCTCTGGTGAACCTGTTCTTTCTTCTCAGATGATTTCCACACCGGCAGCAGTAGATCAGTACAACAATGTGTCCTCTGGTATCTATATTGATGTACCTCGTGGATGCTGCGTTAATATCGCAGTAGAGAACACAAGCGATCAGGCTATTTCTGTTGCGAACGCAAATATTGTCGTGACTAGAGAAGCGTAGGAGGTGTGATTATGAGAGACATTAAAGATTTATGTGCAAGAATTGAAGACGAACTGTCTAAAATCGCTGATAATGGGCTGACTACCGGAAATCTGGAAATGACATACAAACTGATTGATATGTATAAAGATATCAAGAATACGCAGTACTGGGACAAGAAAGTGGAGTATTACAACACTGTCCTTGATGAGATGCGTGGTGGATACAATGATGATTACAGCGAACGTGGAAGAAAGCGCGACAGTATGGGGAGATACAGTTCAAATGACGGCAGAATGATGCCGGATTACGACCGGGGCAGTTCTTATGCCAGACGTGGGGAACATTATGTCAGAGAACATTACAGCCGTTCTGACGGACGAGACGCTTACGATGACTACATGACACAGAAACAGAGCTATCGTTCTGGCAAATCTGAGGACTGTAAGAGGAAGATGCTTGCCGCATTGGAAGAACACCTTGACGAGCTTACTACAGAAATGAGCGATATGTCCAAGGATGCAGAGTGCAGGGAAGAACGTGATCTTGTTAAAAGATACGTGGAAAAACTCCGGGATATGCTCTAATTAGCTAAAACATGTACCACAACTTTTTGGAGGTTCTGTGGTAAAATGTATTCATAGGGAAGATTCGTAAGTGGTTACAGCCACTTGACATAGACATTTTTCATTGATTCCTCCTTTCTTGGGTGCGTGTCCTTAACAGAAACAGGTTCAGGCAGAATCTGGAGGTTGAAAAGCGGATGCAATTTCCGACGCGTACCATTGCCGTTAGTGCATGGCGGCATACACTCCTTGTGAGCATATAACTGAACAGTGGAATTCAACCCGTGCAGAGGTGCACGACCGTATAGGCGGTGTTGACGTAGCCCGAAACGTCTCGTGTTTAGGCATAGCACGTAAAATACCTTGCTAACTCGGGAATCCGGGTTAATGGGATATAGCTCAGTTGGTAGAGCATCTGACTGTTAATCAGAGTGTCACAGGTTCGATTCCTGTTATTCCAGTTACCCTGCCAGTGGTCTAACTGGCTTAATCCTTACCTGCGGCGGCAGGTCAATAAACACGACCAGGAGGATATATATGCAGAAACTTATTGACACATTAAAATCATTTGGAATTGAAATCCCGGAGGATAAACAAGCAGATGTTAAAAAGGCACTCTCTGAGCATTATAAGAATGCTAAAGAAGTAGCGAAAACTCTGTCGAAAGTCGAGGGTGAACGTGATGACTGGAAAGAACGTGCCGAGACAGCAGAAGAAACCTTAAAAGGCTTTGACGGTATCGACCCGGCGAACATTCAGACAGAGCTTGCTGAATGGAAGAAGAAAGCTGAGGATGCAGAAAAGGAATTCAATGCGAAGATCTATGACCGCGATTTCTCAGACGCACTTAAAACAGCACTTGATGATGTTAAATTTTCCAGTGAGGCTGCAAAGAAGTCAGTCATGGCAGACATCAAGGAAGCAGGATTGAAGCTAAAAGAAGGTAAAATCCTTGGATTAAATGACCTGATTGAGCAGATGAAGCAGTCTGACGCATCCGCTTTTGTGGATGAATCTCAGCAGCAGGCTCAGCAGAACCAGGCAAGGTTTACTACTCATGTTGGACAGCAGCAGACACCGGGAAGTATGACCAAGAAAGATATCGAAGCAATCAAAGACCCGTCCGAGAGACAGGCTGCAATTGCTCAGAATATCCAGTTATTCCAGTGATTTTTTACACCGACTATACACCAGAGTATAGCCGCTAACCCAATACCTTAACAATTATGGGTAGAAAGGACTTTTTTTATGGCAGCAAAATCCAATCTTATTATGACAAATGATATCCAGGTCACAGCACGTGAGATTGACTTTGTTACCAGATTCGAAAGAAACTGGGAACACTTGCGTGAGATTCTGGGTATCATGAGACCTATCAAAAAGCAGCCGGGTGCTGTACTCAAGTCTAAATACGCAGAGGGTACTTTGCAGAGCGGAAAAGTGGCAGAGGGTGAGGAAATCCCTTATAGCAAATTCGTTGTGAAAGAAAAAGACTATGCGGAAATGACTATCGAAAAGTACGCAAAGGCTGTATCTATCGAAGCAATCAAGGACCACGGTTATGAGAACGCTGTTCAGATGACCGATGACGAATTCCTTTTTCAGCTTCAGACTGATGTTACCGGCAGATTCTATGATTATCTGAAAACAGGTACCCTCACATTCACAGAAATTACTTTCCAGATGGCTCTGGCAATGGCCAAGGGTCGTGTTGAGAACAAATTTAAACAGATGCACAGAAATGCGACTGGCGTTGTTGGATTCGTCAACATTCTGGATGTGTATGAGTATATCGGAGCAGCTGAGATTTCTATTCAGAATCAGTTCGGATTCCAGTATATGAAAGATTTCATGGGCTTCAATACCATTTTCCTGTTATCTGACAGCGAGATTCCGAGAGGACAGGTTATCGCTACCCCTGTTGAGAACATCGTCCTGTACTATGTTGACCCGAACGAATCTGACTTTGCGAGAGCAGGTCTGGTATATACCGTATCCGGCGAGACAAATCTAATCGGATTCCACACCCAGGGTAACTACCACACAGCAGTTTCTGAAGCATTCGCGATCATGGGACTTACCCTCTTTGCAGAGTATATTGACGCTATTGCTGTTGGAACTATCAACGCAACTCAGACACTTGGAACCCTCACTGTAGACTCCGCAGCAGGAAGCAAGAGTGGAGATACTAAAGTAACCATTACTCCGGCAAAAGCAAGCGCAGGAAATGTGTACAAGTACAAAGTTGCATCTTCTGAGACTTCCGTAGACTACGGACAGAATGTGAAGAACTGGAGCGCGTGGGATGGCGAATCTGACATTACCGCAACAACAGGGCAGGTAATTACAGTGGTTGAGTGTGACAGTACCTATAAGGCACTGAGCGCCGGACACGCAACTGTAACAGCAAAATGATAAGGAGCAGCTATGGAGAACGATATAAAAGATTTTAAAGAAGCTATGAAAACAGCGGTTGAATGGTTTCAGAAGAACTGCAACCCGCACCAGAAAATCATCATTTCGGGTGATGGAGTGGAAATGGTTTCAGGAGAAATGGCTTTTCCTGTGAAACCTGTAGATTGATCAGGAGGTAGCTGGCATGGCTTATGCAGATTATGATTTTTATACAACTTCATATTTCGGTTCAGTCGTGCCAGAAGCTGACTTTCCACGATTAGCAGAAAGAGCCAGTGGCTTTGTGGACACAATGACATTTGACAGGTTGGTGGACGGACTGCCAAAAAATGAACGCTCACAGAAGCGCATCAAAAAGGCGGTCTGCTCACTGGCTGAATTAATGTATCAGATTGAGCTCGCTGAAAAGAATGCTACCAATGCCGCTGTGAGCGGTACGTCAACCGCAATCGGGTCCGGTGGTAGCACGACAGGCATTGTAACATCTGTAAGTTCCGGCAGTGAATCCATCTCTTACGCAACGCCTCAACAGATTGGGGCAAGTGCAAAGGAATGGAGTGCGGTGTATGCCGCCGCCGGAGATGTACAGAAAACGAACGACTTGCTTTACGAGACGGCTTTGCCGCTTCTGATGGGAGTAAGGACGGATGATGGAATACCAGTTTTGTATGCAGGAGTGTAACTATGGCTAATTATGGCGTGCCGTATAAGGGCAGTAAAAATAAAATTGCAAAGCAAATTATTGATTTCTTACCTTCCGGCGGTACGTTATATGATTTATTCGCAGGCGGTTGCGCAATCACACATTGCGCTATGGAATCTGGAAAATATGACAGGTATATCGTTAATGATATTGAACCAGGAATTACTCAACTTTTCATTGATGCAGTTAACGGGAAATATGCAAATGAAAAAAGATGGATTAGCCGAGAAGATTTTTTTAAATTAAAAGAATCAGATCCATATGTAAAATATTGTTGGAGTTTTGGAAACAATGGACGCGATTATCTTTATTCAAAAGCAATAGAACCATTAAAAAAACATCTTCACAATATATTTTTTGCAGAAAATTTGCAGGAAGCAAGGCTTGAATGGAAAGCGTTTATTAGAGATTTTTGCACAAGCAAACAAAGTCTGCAAAGTCTGCAAAGTTTGCAAAGTCTGCAAAGTTTGGAAAGGCTGCAAAGTTTGCAAAGTCTGCAAAGTTTGGAAAGGCTGGAAAGGCTTTGTACGGACTACGGAAATATAAGAATAGAGTCAGATGCTGTAATTTACTGTGATATTCCATATAAAAATACAAACAGATATGGAGATGAAAAAGCAGAATTTGACTATAACTCTTTTTATGACTGGGCTTGTTCACAGAACGTTCCTGTATTTATATCGGAGTACGATATGCCAGAAGATAGATTTGAATGCGTACTTGAAATGAAAAAGCAATCTTGCATGGCTGCTACAAAAACGCTTTCAGTAACTGAGAAATTATATATTCCTAGGAAGAAAGGAAAGATAAAATGAAAGTAGGAGGTACCTGAATAATGGATATTTCAACATTAGGCTCATGCGTAGCAATCGTTATGATCTGCTACATCGTGGGAATGGGCTGTAAAGCATCAAAAAGAATCTCTGATGAATGGATTCCAGTGATTATGGCGATTACTGGTGGAATTCTTGGAGCGGTCGGAATGGGAGTTATCCCGGATTTCCCGGCAACGGATTATATCACGGCAGTTGCAGTCGGTATGTTTAATGGACTGTCGGCCACTGGCGTGAATCAGATTATTAAACAGACAGTGCAGAAAGAATAATTAAGGAGAGGGTATCATGTATTCATCTAATATTACACTTTTTAACTATTACGAAAGTGCCACAACAAGAGATGCGTACTGGTATCCTCATGTTTTATCCGGCGTTGACCTCATTACGGACAAGGGGGCAATCCTTAAAAAGTACGGGACAGACGCAACAGACAACGCACAGTTACACATCCGATATACCGTCCAGAACGGTGATATAACCATTGCTGACAAGAATGGTAAGATTCTCCCATGGGTGCCACCTAAGGAGTGGAAAAGACAGATTAACAACGCCCTGGAAGATACTATCACATTCTCAGATGAATCGTTCTTCTGGGAGGGGGAATGGACTGGCGGAATAGTAACCGATGGCGATTACCGAAATGGATTCTATCAGTACATGAATGAGAATAAGGATAACGTGTTCAAGATTACCAGTGTAGGCGGTCCATATACACTGATTCCGCATTTTGAGATTCTGGGTAAGTAATATGAGTAAAATTCATCATTTCAAAGGATTCTCTGTAGTTGATGGAGATATGAAAATTAAACTGAATATGGATAGATTCTCCAGACAGTATCAAGAAGCCCAGTACCTCCTTGATGGAATGGTTATGGACAGTATGATAGAGTTTATGCCAATGATTTCGGGAGATTTTATTGACCGAACAAGAGCCAAAAGTACATCGATGCAAGGGACTGGATTTGTATGTGCGGCGGCAGAACCAGATGGACGTTTTCTTTATTTTGGAAAAACCATGGTCGACCCCGCAACAGGTAGCACATGGGCAAGACACGATGCGGAAAAGGTTCTTGTGAGTCAGTATTCTGGCAAGACGAACGCAAAGGAGAATCTTCAATATACAAAATCACCGCATACTCAGGTACAAGCTGAATGGTTCGATGCCGCTAAACGAAAATACGGCAGTACATGGCTTCGCAAAGTAAAAGCACAGGCAGGAGGTGGCAGACATGGCAGATAAACCTATCGGAGTAGATGCAACCGGATATGACATTCTGACAGACGCCATGAAAGCACTTCTAAACCAGTATCCGGGACTACACGACAATGAAATAATCAAATTCGAGGAACTTGGCAAAGAATCGGGAATTGCGTTTTCAGCAGACAACGGGGCGCTGATCTATTCAGAAAAAGAAGATGTTTGTGGCGTAATGCATCAGGTATGCCAGTATCCATTTTATGTGGTATACCGAACAGCATCCGACAAGGAGAGGCAGAAATTATCTGTTCAGAAATTTTTGGATAATCTCGGTAAATGGATATGCAGAGAACCAGTTGTCATAAATGGCACTGAGACACGTTTAAATGCGTTTCCAGAGCTTTCGCAAGGGCGAGTGATAAAACGTATAACCCGTGGAAACTCCTACGGTACAGAGCCGCAGGAGAACGGCGTACAGGACTGGTTATTGCCATTGTCAGTACGCTACGAAAATACTTATGAAGTAATATAACAAGTAACAACCGGCTATCAATTGGAGATAGTCGCTAACCTACACAGCCTTTTAAAAGTTATAGGCAGAAAGGACATTTCTATGGCAGTTACAGGCAAGATTGACCGTAAATATATGGCCCATTATATCGATGCAGGTTCCCTCTGTGGAGGGCTGACACCGAAATATGAGCGTCTTGGAAAGGATCTGGAAGAGTACAACATCGAACTCAACCCGGATACCGAAACATCTAAAAACATTCTTGGAGAATCCACATTCAAACACAATGGCTATGAAGTTTCTTCTGACGCTGATCCGTTCTATGCAGACACTACTTCTGATCTGTTCGGAGCATTACAGAAGATTGTGGACGGACGCCTCAAAGACGATAATCTCAAGACAAAAGCAGTTGAAGTCCATCTCTGGACAGAAGCCACAGCAGGCAAGTATGAAGCGTATCAGCAGGATTGCTACGTTGTGCCGACCTCCTACGGCGGTGACACATCTGGCTATCAGATTCCATTTACTGTCAACTATGTTGGCGAACGTGTAAAAGGAAAATTTGATATCAGTTCCGGTACATTCACAGCTGACAGTGAATAAGCACATACACAAGGAGGATATGCTAAATGGCAAAAGTAATTAATACCAAAATTGATGATGGAATTTTTACATTCACGTTTACCAACAACGAAGACGAAGTTTTTTCTTCTTTCAAGCTTAACCCGACTGATATCAATGTAGCAGCACGTGCGGAGGAACTGGGAGAGTACTTTGACCAGCTTAAAAATTCTATTCAAAAAGTCACATCTGGTAAGGAAGTGGCAGAACTGAACAAACAGATCGAAGACAAAATCAACTATCTGCTCGGATATGAAGCATCAAAAGAGCTGTTCAAGGAGCCGATCACAGCAACTACTGTATTCGGCAATGGTCAGGTATTCGCATATATCGTTCTGGATAAGATCGCAGAAGCAATTGCACCGGAAATTGAAAAGAGAAAAAAGAAAATGCAGGCAGCAGTCAATAAGTATACGAAGAAGTATACAGAATGACCGCCTATGAGCTTCCCACCTCACTCAACATCAGTGGGGTGGATTTTTCTATTAGAACCGATTTTCGAGCAATCATTGATATTCTCATAGCCATGAACGACCCAGAACTGGATGAGCAGGCAAAAGCAGTCGTTATGTTACAGATTCTGTTCGAGGACTGGCAGAGTATACCGGCTGAGTGTCTGGATGAAGCTTGTCAGAAAGCATCAGAGTTCATCGACTGCGGGCAGTCTGACGATAATCCAAACCGCCCAAAGCCCCGTTTAATGGATTGGGAACAGGATGGAGACATGATTGTTCCGGCGGTAAACAAGGTTACCGGTAAAGAAATCAGAGCAGTGCCTTATATGCACTGGTGGACGTTTTTTGGATACTTTATGGAATCTGGCGAATGTCTTTTTAATACCGTAGTTGGAATTCGTTCAAAAAAGGCAAAGGGCGAAAAGCTCGATAAATGGGAAAAGAAATTCTATCAGGAAAATAAGAACATTATTGATATAAAAACACGTCTCAGCGAAGAGGAGCAAGCGTATAAAGATGCGCTGAATGAGATGTTAAACCTCAAATAGTTAGGAGGTGGACGCATGGCTGCTGATGGCTCAGTCATTATTGATACCAGAATGGATACAACCGGTGTCCAAAATGGCGTATCAGCTATAAAACAGTCATTTAACGGCCTTGGAAGTGCTGTAAAAAAAATCGGTCTGTTAATTGGTGGGGCTTTTGCTGTTGGTAAATTGGTACAGTTTGGAAAAGAGTGCGTGGAACTTGGCTCTGACCTCGCAGAAGTGCAGAACGTGGTCGATGTTACATTTACCACCATGTCGGATAAGGTGAACGAATTCGCAAAGAATGCCATGACCTCAGCCGGACTGTCAGAAACCATGGCAAAAAGGTATGTCGGTACGTTCGGAGCAATGTCTAAGTCGTTCGGATTCTCAGAAGCACAGGCTTACGACATGTCAACGGCTCTAACACAGTTGACTGGTGACGTAGCATCATTCTATAACATCAGTCAGGACTTGGCTTATATTAAGCTGAAATCAGTGTTTACGGGCGAAACGGAAACACTCAAGGACCTCGGCGTGGTAATGACCCAGTCGGCACTTGACCAATATGCACTTGCAAATGGCTACGGCAAGACCACATCTGCAATGACTGAACAGGAGAAAGTTGCTCTCCGCTTTGCTTTTGTGCAGGAACAGTTATCAGCCGCATCTGGTGACTTCATTCGTACTTCTGACAGCTGGGCGAACCAGGTGCGAGTGATGCAGTTGCAGTTGCAGTCCCTCAAGGCAACAGTCGGACAAGGGCTGATTAATATTTTTACACCTGTTCTGAAAGTAATCAATATTCTTCTCGGCAAACTGGCGACTCTGGCAAACGCATTTAAGTCATTCACGGAGCTTATTACTGGCAAGAAATCTTCCGGTCAAACGAGCGGAAGTGGAGCGGGTCTTGCCGGAACAGACGCGATCGCAGATACAGCGGACCAGTATGGACAGGCGGCAGATAATGCAGAGAAACTGGCAGATGCCACGAACGACAATGCAAAAGCAACAAAAAAAGCGAATAAGGAAACCAAAAACTATCTTTCGTCACTTGATGAAGTTCACAAAGTCACATCTACTGGCAGCAATTCATCTTCCACACCATCTTCATCTGGTGGAAGTGGTGGAGCAGGTAACAGTGGCCTTCCGAGTTCAGTTGGTAATGTGGACTACGGCAATCTCGCAGAAGGCGAAACCGCACTTGACAAGATTAGCGATTCCGCAAAGAAACTTGCTGACCTTCTTAAAAAACTCTGGAAGCCATTTCAGGACGCATGGAAAAAAGAAGGTAAGAATACCATTGACGCGGCAAACATTGCCTTGTCGGGAATTGCAAAGCTCGCCAAGAGTGTAGGTAAAAGCCTTGTAGAGGTCTGGACAAATGGCACAGGCACAACAATGCTCACGACCATGCTTAAGATTGCCCAGAACGTGCTTAAGACCGTTGGGAACATTGCTTCCGGTTTCGCTGACGCGTGGAGCAAAAACAACGTCGGAACGCAGATTATACAGAATATCGCAGATGCTCTTGTGGTGGTCATGCAGTTTGTTGAGAAGATTGCAGAGGATACAGCGACATGGGCGGCGAACTTGGACTTCTATCCGTTGTTGGAATCTATTAGTAATCTAACAAGCACATTTGCGCCAATTCTGGAATCGATTGGAAATGTTCTTGAATGGATTTACAACAATATCGTTCTTCCGATGCTTAAATGGGTGATTGAAGTAGGACTTCCGACAGTGATCAATCTGGTATCGGATTTGGCTGGATTCTTTGCGGATCATCAAACAATTATTGAAGCATTCGGCGCAGCTCTAATCGGAGCGTTCGCGGCGGCGAAAATTGCAGGGCTAGCGTCAAGAATAGCAGGAAGTATAACGACAGTAGCGAGTTTTATAAAAGGCCTTATTGCACTTATGACTGGTTCTAGCGGCATTATGGGAGGAATTAAAGCTATTGCAACGGCTATCGGACCGGGCGGAATTTTTATAGCAGCAATAACGGCTTGCATTGCAATTGGCGTATTACTGTACAAAAACTGGGACAAGATTAAAGAAGTTGCAGGGGAAGTATGGGATTGGATTAAAAATAAAACATCAACATTTGTCAACGCTATAAGCTCTAGTCTTAAGAATCTCGCATCTAAAATTGTGACGATTTGGGATAATGTCAAATCCAGCGCATATCAAAAATGGACTGCAATTTGGTCAACAGTAGGAAATCTTGTTGAGAGAATTAAAAACGGTATAGTGGAAAAATTTACATCAGCCAAAAATAAGGTTGTCGATATATTTGGCGGAATTAAAGATACCATTCGAAAAATATTGAACAAGGTCATTGGCATTGTAAATAGCGCAATTGGAACTGTCAACAGTGCGATTGGTGGAATTGAATCTGCATTTTCTTTTGGCCCGTGGGAAGTGCCTACACCGTTCGGAAAGAAAACAATCGGATTTAGTGCAACATTTCCGAGAGTGCCAACAGTACCTTATCTTGCAAAAGGTGCGGTTATCCCTCCAAGATCAGAATTCCTCGCTGTGTTAGGAGATCAGAAGCAAGGAAACAACATCGAGGCACCAGAAGCTCTGCTCAGAAGAATCGTGCGTGAGGAATCAGGGCAGCAGAGTGGTGGTGATTATCGTTTTACTGCTCAGATTAACCGAAGAACAGTATTTGATGAAATTATCGAAGAAGCAAAGTTAAGACGTGATACAAGCGGTAGAAACCCGTTTGAACTGGCATAGGAGGTGGAAGCGTGGCAACTATTCCAAAAGGCATAACAGAACGATACAAGATGAATGGGGCTTCCATCTATCAGCCAGATAAAGATATGGGATATAACCTCGAAACAACTTATTCAGAAGGTAGTAACCGTACGCAGTTCGGAAAAGCGTTGTTAACTCCATTGTTTACAGTCGAACAGTATAGCTATGAAGCATCAAACGTTCCAGTTATAGAAGCAAACAAAATTCTCAAAATTATCGCAAAAGGAAAAACTTTCAATTTGTACCATTGGTCGCTTTATCACATGGCATGGAGAACCGACCCATTTTATGTTGGAAAAGCAAGCCTAACTATTGGAGAAATATCTCCAGACTTAAAATTTGTATCAAAAATATCTTTTAACATGCAGGGGGTGAATCCACTTGATTAATGTATCTGATGCATTTAAGCAAAAACTACAGGACGGAGAAAGAGTCTGGCAGGAAGTGGAAATCACCTTTCCTGGCGGAACTGTAAAAACCGTAAAAGATGAAATTATGGGTGAAAACTGCACTTTTTCCGATTGTGCAGAAAGTAGCAGCTTTCCGATTGGCTGCGTTGTTTGTAAATCCATGACATTGGAGTTGGACAACACTTCCGACCAGTGGAAAAACTATAATTTCTACATGGCAAAAGTTCATGCGTATCTTAAAATGCAGACCTCCGTAGCAAGTCCGGCTGCAACAGATGAATTGCTGGATGAAAACTATGACCCAATTCTTGACCAGAGTGGCGGTGCGATTCTGGCAACAAAAGCAGCGACAGAAGACAGAGCCGAAACCATTGATAAAGGTATTTATACAATTACGACACCAGAACAATATGGCGAAATCCTTAGTTTTACCGCTTTGGACGATATGTATAAAACGAACGCAACTTATATATCTCATCTGGTTCTGCCACAGTCAATAGAGACTCTTGTTAGAGATGCGTGTGAGACTCTTGGTATTCCGTCAGAAGTCTCCATGGCTCATGGAAATCTGATCGTGTCAGAGATTCCGGAAAACATGACGTTTCGTCAGTTGTTCGGATGGGCAGCAATGCTTGAGACTGCGAACGCTCGCCTGGACAGCAGAGGATACTTGCGATTTATCAGATGGGATTTTTCCAATGTACAAGAAGATTACAACGCAGTAGTGGACGCTGATGGAAATGTAACATTTAAAGGCGGCGCAAGTATTGACTCAGAAAGTTTTATCAGTCCGACAGGGAACTGGACAATTGATAGTGATGGATTCTTGACACTGATCGAATCAGCAGCTGACACATCCGAAAAGCTCAAAGACTTTTTTACAAGTCCAACCGTTTCTAGTGATGATATTGTGATTACTGGAATCAAGCTAAAAAATAGAGAAAATGAAGCCATGTACGGAAGCACAGGATATGTTCTTGAATTGGAGAACGACCTTGTTGCGGATTCGGACTTGGACACGGTAGCTGCTCAAATCGGTGATTCCATAATTGGAGCTAAATTCCGTAACATGTCGGGAGAACTTGTATATAACCCACTCATTGAGTTTGGAGATATGGCATATACTTATGATCGCAAATGGAACAGATATATAACTCCGCTGACGGACGTTTCTTGTTCCGTTAATGGAAAGACCACTGTAAAAACTCAAGCCGATGATCCGATCAGAGGAATGAGCAAGTTCCAGTCAGAATCCACTAAGGCAATCGTAGAGGCAAGACGACTTGTTAAAAAAGAACAATCAGCTAGAGAAAAAGCAGTAAAGAAATTAGAAGAAACCTTAAAAAATTCTTCTGGATTATATGAAACATCAGTCGCACAGGAAGATGGCAGTACTATTACATATCTGCATGACAAGCCTACACTTGCAGAATCAAAAAATGTAATTAAATTCACAGCAGAAGCCATTGGCGTATCCAATGATGGTGGCAAAACATATCCTTACGGTTTCTTTCTGACAGGCGATTTGATAGCAAAAATTCTGTACGCACATGGTATCAATGCTGATTATATTGACACAGGCGCACTGACTGTCAGAGATAGCGATGGAAATATCATCTTCCAAGTTGATATGGATACCAAAAAAGTAATCATCAGCGGAGATAATGTTGTAATTGGTGACAGTTCTTTGCCGGATAAACTGACAAAAATGGACAACAATATTGCGGATGCCAAGAATATGACATTCCAGCTGTCGAACGATATGCAGACGATCACATCTGACGCAGACGGAAACATTCCGGTATTTCCAACAGTGGCAACTACAGCGAAAGTTATGTACGGCTCGTCAGATATCACAAATGATTGTAGCTATACCATTACAAAATCAGACAGTGTAACCGGCTCTTGGGATGTAGATACACATACTTACACTGTCACAGGCTTGAGTGCAGACAATGGATGGGTGGATATTAAGGCAACGTACCTGATTAATCTTTCTATAACGAAGAGATTTACGATTTCCAAGCAGAAATCAGGGAAAAACGGAAAACAGCTTTATACATGGAGAAAATACGCATCCATGCCGGATGGCTCTGATATGAGTGATAGCCCAGATTATGTAAAACTTCTGGACAGCGCCGAAAGTCCCATACTGGACAGTACCGGGGATAAAATCTATACAGTCACAGAAGCAATCTATGTTGGAATTGCTGATAATAAAACTACAGAAACACCGTCTGATAATCCGAAAGATTACATTTGGAGCCGTTTTCGCGGCGAAGACGGAGCGGATGGAATTGGCATTCCGGGAGAGAACGGAGAAACTTCTTACATCCATACCGCTTATGCAAATAGTATTGACGGAACTGTGGATTTTTCCACAACTGATACAGATAGAATTTACATTGGTCATTATTCCGATTTCGAAAAGACGGACAGTGCAGACCCAGCGAAATATACATGGGCGAGAATGCGTGGAGAAGACGGGCCTCCAGGAAGAACGTATTACCTGAGAGCCAACGCAGGAGTCCTGATGATGGGACAGGATAAGAAAATAACTCCTAATCCATTCAAGGTTCATGCGTATTACAGAGATGGACAGGGTGACGAAGCAGCTTTTAAAACCTGGTGGATAGTAGAATACAGCAAAGATTCCGGAAAAACATGGACAAAACTGGCCTTTAATGTACAGACCAGTGGAATAACTATTAATCCAGATAACTATTCTCTTGGTGCTGACGGAATGATACGTGCAACAATTTATACGGATTCCGGAAGAACTAAAATCGCCGATCAGCAGACATGGCAGGTTGCTGTTGACGTTGGCATGCTTACGCAGGAGCAGATTGTTGAGATATTGTCCAATGACGGAGAATTTAAAGGTCTCTACTATCTGAATGGACATCTGTACATCAGTTTAGACGCATTGATGGGAAATGCCGCAATTCTAGGTGGAGTTAAAAACGGCAACGGATACCTAAAGATTAAAGATAAAAAAGGCACCGTGAAGGGACTGATAGATTACTCAGGCTACACTGCATTTACAAGCTATGAAGAAAATTCTACGCGCATGAAATATACAGGAATTTGTTTTTCAGATACTGGAATAAATCCTGTTAGTGCCGAGAAATACTTTAGCAGCACTGCGGACATTGAATACGTTGAAACGGCGTGGGGAATCGACTGGACTGCCGAAGAGCTTAATATTAGTGCAACAGAAGTATCGGCTGATACCGGTACATTTGGAGATTTAACTGTTACTAATTCTGCATCTTTTACAAAATCGCCAAAGATAGAAGACATGGAGTATACGACATCATCAAATACTGTTTGTTGGGATGGACGTACAGGATACAAACAGCTGATGCTGAAATCTTCATCCTCGAAACGCTATAAAGATATTGGAAACAATATTGCAGAACAAGAAATTGAAGAATGGTACAATATCGAACCAACATGGGCGAAATATAAAGAGGGATATCTAGTTAAAGGGGACGAGAATGAAGGAAGATATATCCCGATGTTTATTGCTGAGAATGTAGAAGCATTCTTTCCGGAAGCTACTCGGCATCAAAACGGACTTGTTGAGGACTGGAATGAGCGTATCATGATTCCAGCAATGTTTGCAATGATAAAAAGCCAGAAAAAACAGCTTGACCGACAGAAAGAATTAATTAATCAGCTTTACGAAAAGCTCAATATAGAAAAGGAGAACTAAAATGGCAAAATTTAACGAATATCCAGTAAAAACAAAGCCAGCGGACACGGATACCTTTTTAGCGTATGATACATCTGAAGAATCAAATAAGCAGGTCACAATGCAGTCTATAGCGGAAGCGATATTATCCAGAATGTCTCACAATATCCCACGCCTTGTGCCAAAAGACATCACTTCGTACTACAACGATGGCTCACTGTGGAAACGCCTTAATGGAACAGGCGGATATTCTCTCTTTGAAGATATCTACGTTGGCGACTACATCAAAATGAGCCGCGCAATCTCAGCGCCGAATCCAGATAGTACGTTACAGTTGACAGGCTCACAGTACGTTACGATTGCCGGAATTGATTCCCTGTGGGGTAACGGAGATAATATCTCAATGGATTATCACCATCTCGTCATGGTTCCGGGACAGGGATTTGGTGGTACACAGCATTTTGGCAGAAGCCGAATGAATCCGACAAATACCACTGTTGGCGGATATAAAGGGTCAGAAATGAACACGAAAGTGATTGGGAATGTTGCAACAGCTGGTTCTACTTCCGCAGGAGCAACCATCAATCAACAGCTTTTCGCAGAATTTGGTTCTCATCTAAAAACCACCAGAGAACTGGTAAGCAAAGTTATCAATGCCAGCGGATACAACCGTTTTGGTACGTCTGGCGGCTGTTCAAATGATTGGGAATGGATTTCTGCGCAAGCAATTCTACTGAGCGAAGTCGAGTTATATGGCTCAATTGTATGGAGTTCATCTGCTTATGATACAGGGAATGCGAATCATCAGCTTGAATTGTTTAGACACTCTAAACAGGCAGTGAATAAACGCAGTGCGTGGTTCTGGCTAAAAGATGTAGCCTCGGCGTCGCATTTCTGCTATTGCAACAACTATGGCAATGCGGGCTACAGCTACGCGTCGCTTGCCGGCGCCTATGTGCGTCCACGCTTCGTAATCGCAGCGTAGCGGAATCTGGAACTGGATGGTCAATAAATTGACAAATGCAGTAATCAATAACTTGCAGACTTCAAACAAGACTGTAGTGAGGGCTCTTAATGAATTAAATAGTAACGCTAAAAACACCTCATTCAAAGGAAATATTAAGAGAGTATCATTCAGATCTGGTGGCACTGGATTAAAAAATATTTACATTGATTTTTTTCAGGAAGACAATTCCAGATCGACTTTAGCATTCTTTACCGACGGAGAAAACGCAATCGGATTTTATGAGGGCGACACCAACATTTGGAAGCTTACAGTGAAATAATTTTTTTAGTAACTTGCAGTTTAGTTAACTAAGGACTTTGAAAATTTCATAAATATGTTTCATGATTTCATGAAAGGAGCTGATAAATTGGAAATTAAAGGAATTGACGTATCATCGTGGCAAGGGAAACCGGATTGGGCAAAAGTATCGAATTCTGGAATTAAGTTTGCAATTTTGAGAATTCATCAGAAATCCGGCACAGATGCATCATTCGAACACAACTACAAGGGCTGTAAATCCAATGGAATTCTTATTGGTGGATATAAGTACAGCTATGCTTTAACATCGGCACAAGCTATCGAGGAAGCTGAGAACGTAATTTCTGTTCTTGGTGGACGTGGACTTGACTTTCCAGTATTCTACGATCTGGAATGGGCACAGCAAAGAAGTCTTGGGAAACAGGCTATTGAGAATATTGCAGTAGCATTTCTGACCAGAATCAAGAAAGCCGGTTATAAGGTTGGAATTTATTGTAATCTCGACTGGTACAATAATGTTCTGACAGATGCTCTCAAGCAATATGATTGTTGGATTGCTCGTTATCCGGCTAACGATAACGGCTCTGCACAGGAAAGATTACGTCCGAACGTCGGTGTAGGCTGGCAGTATTCCAGTAAAGGAAAAGTTCCAGGAATTAATGGAAATGTTGATATGGATGTGTTTTACAAGGATTATAGAGATTCTGACCAGAAAGGAGAAACTAAAATGGTAAAAATCAGTAACTGCGGACATGATGAAAGAGGAAGATATGCAGGTGGGAAAGCAGGAGATCAGACTGGTACAGAATATCAGATCATGAACTGGTACAGTAGACCGTGGCTCTGTGTCCTAAGATTCAATGACGCCAAAATCGCAACCATGATTGCAGACATGGCGACAAAAGCGGCACAGAACAATCTCATCGGATACGATCAGGGCACTGCCGGAAACAGCAATGACCGGTATTCGTTCTGGCGGCACTTAAAGGCAAGCAACTACGATCCGGCGCAGATCACGGTAGCTTGTGAATCTGACTGTAGTGCAAGTACAGCTGCAATCGTTAAGGGTGCTGGATATCGCCTAAATAATGCAAAACTGAAAGCAGTAAGCATCTATCTGACAACGCGAAACATGAGACAGGCATTGAAGAATGCAGGGGCAAAGGTACTGACGGATAGAAAGTATCTGACATCCGGTGACTATCTAAAGGCAGGAGATATCCTCCTGAATGATAACCACCACGTGGCTATCGCTGTTACCACTGGCGCAAAAGCAAGTACGCTTTCAACGCCAACTATTCTGTCTAAAACTCCGAAGTGGGTGGGAAAGGTAACTGCAAATACACTTAATGTCCGCACATGGGCAGGAACAGAGTATGCACAGCTTAAAAGCTATCCTACACTTGCAAAAGGCAATTTAGTTGATGTATGCGATACCATTAAAGCCAAAGATGGAGCATCTTGGTACTATATCCGCATTGCCGGAAAATATTTTGGATTTGTTTCTGCAAAATACATCAAAAAAGCATAAATTTAAGCCCCTTGGAAATTATTCCTTGGGGCTGTTTTTTT